AAACTCTATCGAGGATTCAAGCTACTCACTACTTGTTCACAAGATATACGAACTAGGAATTGAGGATCAATTCGAGATTCAGGCAACTAAAATCCTGCACAAAAATAATGGTGGTAAGTTCGATTTTGTAGGGCTTGCTCGAAACATTATGTCGTTTAAATCAAAGTTTGGTTATAACGGCATGTGGGTTGAAGAGGCGGAAACAGTTTCTAAGCTTAGTTGGGATACATTAATCCCTACGATCCGTGAAGAAGACTCAGAAATTATCGCCACATGGAATACTGGTGAAACTGGAAGCCACACCTATCAATTGCTGGCAGCGCCTTACATTGATGAAATCAACCAGAATGGCTTTTATGAAGATGAATATATCTACACAGCCAAAGTCTGCTACTGGCACAACCCCTACTTTGCAGACCCATTAAAAACAGAAATGGAACGCTGTAAGGCGACCAATTACAAAGAATATTTAAATATCTGGTGTGGTGAGCCTAGAACCGCCTTTGATGACTCAATCATTGAATCAGAATGGGTGGATGCTGCTATTGATGCGCATTTAAAGCTTCAGCACTTACAGCCACGCGGTGAACTGGTAACAGCATTCGATCCAGCCGATGAGGGCAAGGATTCTAAAGCTATTGCGTTTAGACATGGCTCAATTGTTTTGGGTGTTAAGCAGAAAAAAGATGGTGATATTGATGATGCTATCGCCTGGGCATTTGATGAGGCATTTGAGAACCGCTCTGAAATCCTTGTTTACGACTCTGTTGGTGTGGGTGCTGGTGTAAAGGTTGGTTTAAAAGAGCGTATAGCAAACAAATCAATCATTGTTCATGGTTTTGGTGGTGGTGATAAACCAACGCCAGGTATTTATAAGGATGACAAACCTAATCAGGACGTGTTTTTAAATAAACGTGCTCAATATTGGTGGTTGCTTCGAGATAGGTTTGAAAACACCTACAAGGCTGTCGTGAAGGGTGAGTATATCGATCCACGACTACTGATTAGTATTTCATCTGCAAGCATGGATAAAAAAGATTTAGAGCAACTTAAATCAGAGCTAATCAGACAGCAACGAAAAAGAACATCAGGCTCAAGATTAATTCAGTTGGTCAGTAAAGCGGAAATGAAAAAACAAGGTATTCCATCGCCAAACATGGCTGATGCTTTATCTATGTGCTTCGCTATTGATGACATACCAAAACAAAACACACCAATAATCAATCCAATCCCAACAGTCAATCGTTGGTAATCAAATGGAGTCAAGTCGTGACTGATAAAGCAGATCGACTTGCCAAAATCCACGAAACCGCAAAGAAACAATTTGATAAAGCTCAAGGCGCTGTTGCTGATGAACGTCAGCAGTGCTTGGAGGATCGTCGTTTTTATTCTATTGCTGGTGCTCAATGGGAAGGCAAGTTAGGCGAACAGTTTGAAAACAAGCCTAAATTTGAAGTCAATAAGATTCACCTGGCTGTCATTCGCATTATCAATGAGTATCGCAATAACCGCATTGGTGTGAACTTCATTAGCAAAGACGGCGTGAATAATGATGATCTGGCCGATACCTGTGCAAAGCTTTACCGGGCAGATGAGCAGGACTCAGGTGCAGATGAAGCTTATGACAATGCGTTTGAAGAGGCAGTGGGTGGTGGTTTTGGTGCTTGGCGTTTACGTGCTGAATATGAAGATGAGGACGATGAAGAGAACGAGCATCAGCGAATCAGAATAGAACCTATTTTTGATGCTGATACATGCGTTTTCTTTGATCCGGATGCTAAGCGCCAGGATAAGGCGGATGCCAAATACTGTTTTGTTTTAACCTCCATGTCATGTGATGCATTCAAAGAAGAATATGGCGAAGATCAAGACCCATCCTCATGGGATAAGACTATTACCAATAGTCACTTTGACTGGGCTTCAAAAGATTCTGTTTATGTCGCTGAATACTACAAGGTCGAAAAGGTTAAAGAGAAGATTCATATCTTCCGTTTAATCGACGGATCAGAAGAACGTTATACAGCGGAACAGCTTGAAGAAGATCCAAGCATTCTTGATGAACTGAATGCAACCGGTGCACAACAAGTCCGGGTACGAGATTTTGAACGTAAGCGCGTTCGTAAGCTTCTTATGTCTGGTCTGGGTGTACTTGAGGATTACGGCTATATCGCTGGTCGTCATATCCCGATTGTGCCGGTATATGGCAAGCGCTGGTATATCGATAACGTAGAGCGCTGCATGGGCCATGTCCGGCTTTGTAAAGATGCTCAGCGACTGAAGAACATGCAGTTGTCCAAGCTTGGTGAAATCAGTGCTTCTTCGAGCGTTGAGAAACCGATTCTGGCACCTGAACAGGTCGCTGGCGTTCAGCACATGTGGGCGAATGACGGTATTGAGAACTATCCATTCCTGTTAGCCCATCCACTCAAAGATGCGATGGGTAATGTTATTGCTCAAGGCCCAGTGGCTTACACCAAACCGCCAAACGTACCGCCTGCAATGGCTGCCTTACTTCAGGTCACTGAACAGGACTTATCAGACATTCTAGGCAATCAGGAATCGGGTGACGAGATTGTTTCCAATACCAGTGGTGTTGCAATCGAGATGATTCAAAACCGGCTAGATATGCAGTCTTTCATCTACATTTCGAACTTTGCTAAAGCAGTACGTCGATCTGGTGAAATCTGGCTTTCTATGGCTTCTGAACTTTATGTTGAAGATGGCCGGACCATGAAGACGGTAGGGAATCAGGATGAGATTGATTCAATAGAGTTATTCAAGCCTGTTTATAACCCTTCTTCAGGTGAAGTTGAGCACACAAATGACTTAACCAAGGCTAAGTTTGATGTCGCAATCGATATTGGACCAACATCGACCAGCAAACGTAATGCAACCGTACGCTCTCTAACTAACATGCTTCCTCTTGTGTCAGACCCAATGGATCAAGTGCTGTCTTCTATGATTATGATGAACATGGAAGGGGAAGGTGTTAATGAAGTCCGCGAATATTACCGCAAGAAATTGCTACGGATGGGTGTTGTAGAGCCGACCAAAGAGGAAGCTCAGCAACTCGCTCAGGAAGCCCAAAATCAACAACCCGATGCAAATACAGTCTATTTGGAATCAGAAGCAGAGAAGAATAGAGCATTAGCGGCCAAAGCTGAGGCAGATAGAAACCTTGCACTTGCAAGAGCAGAAGAAACCAAAGCCAAAGCAATCGATTTAATGGCACGCCTAGACATGGACGAGCGACAAGCAGTGCTTGAAGCTATTGGCCAGCTAGGTATGCAACCACAACAGGCAACCGTTCAGCCTACACAGAACGAGGAAATGCAATATGTCAATTGAAGACCTGCGTACAGAACTGGATGAGGAAGACAACATCGACCCGATTGAAGACAACCAGGAAGATGAAAATCAGGAAGATCCAGAAGAAACCCAAGATGAATCAAACCAGTCCGACGATGAGACGTCTGAAGATGAAGAGTTTGTTATTACGGTAGGTGATGAAGAGCCGGAGCCATCCGATGAGGATGACTTTAGCGGTAAACCAGCACCAACATGGGTAAAAGACCTTCGCAAACAAAGTCGTGAAGATAAAAAACGCATCAAAGAGCTAGAAGCTCAATTGCAAAAATCCCAACCGGTTGAGAAGCCGATTGAAGTTGGGCCTAAACCAAAGCTTGTCGACTTTGATTATGACGAAGACCAATTCGAAAGCGCAGTTGAACAATGGCATGAGCGCAAACGCCAAGTTGAACAGCAACAGGCAGCAAAACAGGCTGAAGAAGAAAAGGCCAAGCAGGCATGGCAGCAGAAAATGCAAAGCTATGAAGAGCGACGTCAAAATGTAGCATCCAAAGTTCGTGACTTTGAGGAAGTAGAAGAAGCTGCAAAAGACAAGCTCACACCAACCCAGCAAGGCATCTTGATTTACGCAGCCGAAAATCCTGAACTGATCATGTATCACCTGGGTAAAAACCCGAAGAAAGCCCAAGAGCTTTCAGCGATTACTGATCCGGTTGTATTCGCCTTTGCAGCTGCAAAACTGGACTCTCAAATGAAAATTCAGACACGTAAGCCAGCCACTCAACCAGAAAAGAAACCAAGCGGTTCAGCCGGATTAGCTGGTGCGGTAGATCAAAAGTTAGCGCAACTCGAAGCAAGAGCTGCCAAAACTG